TGTTGTTGGTGCTGCAGATACCATTGATGTTGTTATCGCTGGTGCTGCCGCTGCAACTGGACGCTTACGTGTCTATGCAGTAGTTGCAGATATTTCTGCTGCTCACACTGAAGCTGGTGAAGCCCAGCGTGACTTGCTGTAATACTACACTAAACTTTGGGGCTGGCTTTGCGCTGGCCCCATTGCTGCATTTTAAGGAAACATAATGGCCCTGACATATCTTTCATTAACTAACGATGTTATAACTCGTATGAATGAAGTTACTCTTACTGCTGCTAACTTTGCAGACGCTAGAGGTGTTCAGATACAATGTCAAAATGCCGTTAATGAATCCATACGATACATTAATCAAAAAGAATTTGGTTATCCTTTTAATCACGCAACTAATGTATCTACGTTAGTTCCCGGTACAACTAGGTACACTGTACCCGCTAGTACTAAACATATTGATTATAATACAGCTAGAATAAAAAAGAACGCTGACCTAAATACTTCAGGTGGCAATCTTACAAAGCTAGATTATAATGAATATATTAGTAGGGGCTTTGCTATTCAAGAAGATGAAGTAGACGCAACAACACTAAACGGTTCTTTAACAGACAGTGCTACTACAATTACTGTAGTAAGTACTGCAGACTTTGCTACTAGTGGAGTTCTCTTTATACTAGGTGAGCAAGTATCTTACACAGGTACTACATCTACTACCTTTACTGGTTGCACTAGGGGTGCTAATAGCACTACGGCTGCAGCCCATGCCACTGGTGTACAGGTAGCACTATTTACAAATGGTGGAGTACCTCAGTTTATTGTACGTACTCCAGATAATAATTATTTACTATATCCTTTACCCGACAAACAATATACTTTAGTATTTGATTTTTACACCTTTCCCTCTGACTTAGCTGCACATGGAGACATTACTACTATACCAGACAGGTTCTCTCCCATTATTACAGATGGTGCGGCAGCTTTTGTTTATCAGTATCGTGGGGAGTTAGATCAATATAATACTAATTTTGTACGATACGAGCAAGGCATAAAAAATATACAAAGTCTTCTTGTAAATAAATATGAATATGTTAGGTCAACTGTTATATATAGACCAAGCAATTATAATATTGGAATATCTTTTTAATGGTGGATAGTTCTAATGTACAACCTGCAGCATTTAATTGTGAGGGCGGTTTAGTATTAAACCGTTCTTCTTTTATGATGAAGCCGGGAGAAGCTTTAATATTAGAAAACTTTGAGCCTGACGTTGAGGGTGGCTATAGAAGAATAAACGGATTTCGTAAGTTTGTTAATCAACTAGTACCTCAAACTTCTAGTTCTTCTGAAAAAATAATAGGCGTAGCTAGTTTTGGAAATAAAGTAATAGCTTGCAGAGGTCAAAAAATATTTGGGGCTGCGTCTACTGAGTTATCTCTTGCAATAAGTGCAAGCACTTCTATGTCTGGTTCTGGTGTAATTAAGGTAGACTCTGTTGCAGGATTTAGTTCTAGTGGTAGTGTTCAATTAGACTTAGAAATATTTACTTACACAGGCATAAGTTCTACAGTAAACCCAAACGAGTTTACAGGAGTAACAAGAGCTACTACAAGTACTGTAGCAGCTTCGCATGTTAATAATATAACAGTTTCTTCGCCTTGGACAGAAATAGACACAGGTAGGACCAGCGCCGTTAAGTATAGGTTTGAGCGTTTTAATTACGATGGCAACGAAAAGATTATATTTGTTGATGAAGAAAACGCACCTGTAGTCTTTAACTTAGCTCTTAGTGCAACTGATGTAAGTACATCTGCAGTGGCAGGTTCTAAGTTTATAGCTTCTTTTAAAGATCACATGTTTTATGCTGGTAAGGCTACTACACCTGAAGAGTTAATATTTAGTGTTCCTTTTGATGAAGATAACTTTACTTCAGGTGATGGCGCAGGTAGTATTAGAGTAGACGACACTATTACAGGATTAAAAGTATTTCGTGATGCTCTCTTTATATTTTGTGAGAACAGGATATTTAAACTAACAGGAAATACATCAAGTGACTTTGCGATGTCACCAGTTACTAGAAGTATTGGTTGTCTTAATGGAGACACTATACAGGAATTTGGTGGTGATTTAGTGTTTCTTGGACCAGACGGTTTACGTACCGTTGCTGCTACTGCAAAGATTGGTGATGTTGAACTTGGTACAATAAGTAAAAACGTACAATCTATTTTTGATAAAAATATTAAAGACTCAGCTTTGTTTGAAAGTGTTGTTATACAAGATAAGACACAGTACAGAATATTCTTTACTAAAGATGGTCAAGCAGAAAATACTACAAGGGGTATTTCTTGTGTAATGAAACAGGAAGGCTACGAGTTTTCTGAAATCCGTGGTATAAAACCTACTGCTACAGATACTTTTGTTACTGCAGGTGACGTACTTGTATTACATGGTGACATTAGTGGCTTTATACATAGGCAAGAAAAAGGTAACACCTTTGATGGTACTCCAGTACTAGGAAGATATAGAAGCTCTGACTTATCTTTTGGTGATACAGGTATACGTAAACATATGCAAAGAGTTATTGTTAACTATAAACCTGAGTCAGCTATTGCTGCTGAGTTATTAGTAAGGTACGATAATGAAAACTCTGACTCTACTAGACCTGATCCTTATACGTTAGATTCATCTGAGGTAGCTGCGCAGTTTGGTAGTGCAATATTTAGTACTGCAGGTGGTGCTGTTAGGTTTGTTTTTGGTGGGCCTTCACAACCTCTTATAAGACAATCAGTAGAAGGTTCAGGTTTTTCTGTTGTATTAAGAATAAATGATAGCGGAGAATCTGCCCCGTATTCACTTAAAGGTTTTCAGTTAGAGTATTTATTAGGAGCAAGACGTTAAATGGGCGCTACATACACAAGACAATCAACCTTTACAGATGGCGATGTTATTACATCAGACCTCTTTAATAATGAGTATGATCAACTTCTAGCTGCTTTTGCTTCTAGTACAGGTCACACACACGATGGTACTGCTGGTGAAGGCGGTCCTATTACGTTGGCAGCATCAGACGTTCTTACTATTGGAACAAATGCTGGTGATGTATCTATTGTCTTTAATGGTGGTAGTAATGATGGTACTTTAAAGTGGATGGAAGATGAAGACTACTTTGAGTTTTCTGATGACATACTTATGGCTACTACCGAAAAAATACAGTTTACTAATACTTCTAATTACATTCATTCAGCTAGTGCTGGAAATATTGATCTTGTAGCAGCTACCGAAATACACCTTGTAGCTACTACTATTAATATGGATGGTGCTGCTGACATTTCAGGTAACTTAGGTGTCGGTGGTAATCTTACAGTAACAGGTACTACTACGTTTAATGGTGGTACAATTACTCTTGGTGATGCGGTTACAGATAACGTTGTTTTTGGTGCAGACGTAAACTCTAGCATTATTCCTAATGGTGTTGCTGGTTCGTTTGACTTAGGTTCAGCAGGTCAAGAGTGGCGTGACATATATATTAATGGTAGTGCTTATATAGATGGACTAGCTGAAGACATACTTGTAGCTACAAATAAAAAAGTACAGTTTCGTGATACTGCTGTTCACATTAGTTCTAGCGCAGATGCTACACTAGACATTGCTTCTGATGGAGCCATCAACCTTACTGCAGGAACAGACGTAGTTATACCCGCTAATGTAGGTATTACTTTTGGTACTGGTGAAAAGATAGAAGGTGATAGCACTGATCTAACTATAACATCAGGTGCTAAAATTAACTTAACTGCTACTTCAGACATAGTTGTACCTGCTAACGTAGGTGTTACTTTTGGAACTGGCGAGAAGATTGAGGGTAACAACACTGATCTTACAGTAACTTCTGGGGGTAAACTTAACTTAGTTACAGGGTCTTCAGTAGATGTTACAGGTAACTTAGTAGTTAGTGGTGATCTTACTGTAACTGGTGATGACCTAGTTATGGGAACTAACACTGCAGGTATGCTTCTTATTGCTGACGGTACAAACTTTAATCCTACTGCTGTTGGTGATCTATCAGAGATAAGTACTGTTGCAAGTGATGACGTATTCTTAGCCATTGATACATCTGGTGGTGGTTTAAAGAAAATAACAAGAAGTGCTATTGTATCAGGCCTGGCTACTTCTAGTGCTATCTCTAACGTTGTTGAAGACACTACACCACAGCTAGGTGGTAACTTAGATGTTTTAGCTCGTACTATTACAACGTCTACATCTAATGGTAATATTGCTATAACACCTAATGGTTCTGGTGTTGTT